AACATTTTCTGCAACAACAGGGCTAGTCTGTTGGATAATGTCCCTACCAGCCTCTGTTCGTTGTTGTACGGCTACCGCCTGTTGTGTGTTTTCTTTACCAATTTGTGTTTGTGCTGCTACGTTAGGGCCACCACCTGTAAGAAGGCTAAGTGGTCCACCACCGCAACCTGCCAAACCAAGCAAAACGATTAGTAGAAAAGCCCTCATTTAGGTAAACCCTTAAGGCAGAGTGCCACCTTGCTGTCAGCCCTACGGTTCTCTAAACCTTTGACAGTCTTTCCACCAGCCTTAACCCACTTACCAAGTTCATTACAGGCTTCTTTGTACTTACCTTGGTTAGCCAACTTCATCATGTTAGACTTACAGACAGCACCCGTACCTACATTGTAGGACAATTCAAGTAGGGAAGCCTGAACACCAATAGGGATGTTTTGGTTGGTCATGCAAACCTGTAGGTCAGCATAGAACTCCATTAGGCCAACCTGTAGCATAGCAACACACTGCTCTTTGGTATAAGTGTCACCCATCTTAACTCCACGGGTTTCACCATAACAAACAGTAGGAACCCCCACAATGTCCTTGTAGGCTTTAGTCTCTACGCCCTCCCATTTAGCAACGAAAGGGGTTGCTGTAGCAATTACTGCCGCTGCAACAACACCGGAGACTTTCTTCTTCAAAGACATTGTGGAACCCCTTTATTTAGCAGTATTATGCAGGTTTTGTGGGCCAGATAACATTCTCTGGAAAACCTTCTTGAGACGTAATGTCCCTAAGAGCCTGACGATATTCAGCCCAAGCAGTTTTATCTACAGGTGCATCTGCAACTTGTGTCCAGTCACTTTCAATCAAAAGTGAATTGCGTGTGGAACGGACACTATTAGAAGCAAACTCTTTTTCAAGTGCAATCTCTTCTGGGGTTTGATCCCGCTCGATGAGGGTTTTAACACCATCAACCCAAACAATTTCTCTTACAAGCATCAGTAGACACTCCTACGGAACAAAAAGATTTCCCCAGCACCAAAACCGTAGGTCAACATTTCAATCTTTGCTTTGAGGATTTTTTGAGCTGTACTATGTGTAAAAGCTGTACCAATACTGTTGCTTGTGGTTGTTGCAGTTGCCAAAGCACCAGCATAGCCTTGTTGTTGTGTTAAAAATACGTTAGAGGTAAAACGTGGCCTGTTAATTTCAAAAGTCCCGTTAAAATCTCTGATCCTAAGATAACCCCCGACGTTTACTCTGTTTATTACCCAAGAGAGTGAACGATAAACTGCCGAAGTTTCAAAGTACAAAGATATGTTAATATCGTTGTCCGAATTTGATCCAGTTGATCCACCATCAATCTGACTAAATACAATTTTGTATTCATACCCATCTTCAAAGTTTGGTGTTTCAATAGATGTGATACTACCGTCTGTAGCAAAATTGTAAATCCTGCCGGTATTAGCACCACCAACAACAGTACCATTATACGGGTGCCAACCCTGTCTAACAAAAGGTGCGCTTGTGGAACCCTCTGCAATAGCAATAGGGTTATCTCGCCACTTCTTAGCAAGTTCAGCAGTAAGAGGTGCAGAGGGATCAGTCTCTGCATCAGTGATGATATTATAACTAGTCATATCGGGTTTCCTTAAATAAAGACATAGGGGCCAGTCCCATCAGGGAACACGAGAGTACCGCCATCAACAAAGAAAGCGCCAAAGTCTTTCTCTGCTTGTGAGGCAGAACCATAGACAGGTGTACCATTAGCCATGATGTAGCCATAACGACCTTCATATACAAAAGCCTGTGCAGAGACTTTAATCTCATGTCCAGACCTTGTTTCTTCTTTTCTGAAGACTTGGAGAAGTTTGGTTACGGGGATACCAGCCTCATCAGTAACAACACGACTATCAAGACTAAGCACATCTGTTAGACCCAATGCCCTATCTTTACTATCTAGCGTGATAGTGTAGTGAACAGGGGGTGTATTAAAGCGTTGAAGCATACGGAGGGCTTGCACCCGAACAACAGCATCAGCACCATTATTCAACCAACGACAAAAGACTTCTCGAACCTTTGTATCATTGTAGGCATTGGTACCTTCTGCATCAGCATCAATCATAACTTGGATTTGATCGTAGTTAGATTTATCCTTGTAATCCTTTGTGGGATCACTTTGCTTAACATAGAAGTGGACTTGAGTTAGACGATCTTCATCACGATCTTCTTGTTGAATAGCCTTGATGTTGTTGTTATCACTGATAGGTGTGATGGCAGCATCACCGACAGGGTGGTTAGCCAAGATTTTGATCTCTTGGTCAACATCATCCCACCAGATAGAAATGCCAAGATCACCAAGTTCACCCAACAACTGAGCAACGCCTGTAGGCTTAACGATGATTGTATCCAGAAGGACACTAGACATCCACCGAGTAATCTCTGTAGCCCATTCTGTTGTTGGGCAAAAAGCTGTAGGAACTTTTGCATAGGTCACAAGAAGTTCATAGATAGCGTCATCAATACGAGTTGCTTCAAAGTTCAAGGCTTCTTGGAAAGAGTCACCAATAGAATGTGTGGCAGCAACAGTACCTTTAAGACCACGACCTGTCAAGGTGATAGCATCAGAGGAACGTGTATAAGAAACAACCTCAGAACCAATGGTAGCAAAACCAGATGCAGGATACTCTGAACCAATACCAGCAGGTGTCAGAGAGAAAGCTGTACCATCAATGGTCAGGTCTGTGTCAATCTTACCTTTAGAGGGAAGTGGTGCTAGAGCCTTCTTATCATCAGCCAAAGCAAGAACGTCTTTAGCCTCAATAGTTACAGAACCATTGCTATCTGGACCAACAATATCCGTAATAATGAAGTGACGGGTTTGGTCAACAGTCAGGACGCCATCATCAACAAAAGCATCAACAACACGAATAGCACGACCTGCATAGTAGGGCCAACGTGCCTTCAAACGTGTAAAGAAGGTGCCGTAGTCTTTGGGGTTATAACCAATACCAGAAGATTGAGCAGCACCACTAATACGTTGAGTTTGATACTTGTCAAACCCTGTATCACTATCAACAAAGTCTTGCAGTTTTACAGAGACAGTTGCACGACGACCAAAGGCAGACATGCGAGGGTCACTACCAGCAATGTTCACTGTACTAGAAAAAGAAGTGATACCTCTCTCTTCAAGGACAGGATATGCTTGCAAACCAACAGGAAGATTAGCTCGGTTGTTGATGAAGGTCAACGTCTTTGTTGTTTTAGTGAAAGCACTTTTGTACTGACAGGTACCATAGGTATTGAAGCACTTACGAGTACCTGTCGTACCCAATACAGCAAGACAAGGTGCTGTAGCATAGGTCAGTGAACAATAGTCAACATCTACTTCAACATATTGAATAGGTTCTCTATTGGCCATAAGCATTGACCTCCATACTCACACTCATCCAACTACCATTCTCATCAAATGTGGGGGCAATCACAGAACCCTCTGTACGCCACACATAGCCAACATCTTTAGAGAAAACAGAGGGTCCAGCAGCCCAAACAAAGGCTTTACCAAGGTTGTAGTAATCACGGAAGGGAAGGAGATCATCTTCAGCGAAGTCTCTCTCAAGAGACACGAGATTGATTGCAGTAAGACCACCTTGACGAAGAACCCTGTTTCCAAGGAACTGTCCGCCCAATGTTGTAGATGTCAACAATTCATATTGCTGAGACAACCAAACGGGTGTATAAGGTGCCTTAACACCAGCGGGGAAGTTAAATCTTGTACCCAAGAAAACAACACCAACGAAGGGCATTGTAGAAGCACCTGTGATGCTAAGTCTCCAATAACGAGAAGATGTAGAAGTAAACAACAAAAGAAGTGTTGTGTTGTCTGTTGGTGTCACACTACTAGTAACATCAGTATAAGTAATGCCATCAACAGACTTCTGAACTTTGATTGAGCAACCAGCAGTATCAAGATCGTGAGCAACAATACCAAGGGCATCAGCAGCTACACTAGAACCGTAATCAACAGACAATGTTGCAGGGAGAGATGTTGGGGACCAATACTTGACAGTAGATTCGTCCAACACATTTTCTTTTGGGTATCCAGTGGCTTCGCTAGAAGCAGTTAGTGTGCCACTAGCGAAGACATTCTGGAAAAGCACGGTAGGGAGACTATCATTACTAGTCGGGGTGTTGTTAATAACAATAGTCATGTTTACCTCGCTACGACAAACACTTTACCACGTTTGTCATTTTCGTTGTAGAAAGCATCAAACAAGTTGATAAGAGACTTACCACTGTAGAGGCTTTCAGGATCAATGCTGTCAATGAAGACTGTTTGAGGGGCAGATGCAGCAGAAGATGCGCTAGAGGACGATACTGTTGCAGAACCTCTAGAAACACTGCCAGCAGAACCACTCTTAATAGAAGCAACAGCTGCAAGACCAGAAGACAATGCACTTGCAGCAGCACCAAACCTTGCCCAAGGGCGACCAATAAAAGACGGGTCTTTCAAGACTTCGGTAAAAGCAACATAAGAGTTAATCAAAGCCTGTGCAGCACTAAAGATACGCATTGCTTTGACAGTCTTATCACCACCAGCCCTTGCAATGTCAGCCATACCCCCAAAGAAGGTTTCTGCACCAGACAAAGCACTCATATTGTTCTCGTCACGAATACCTTTGAGTTTGTCTTGGTACTCTTGTTCAAGACGCAACATTGCTTCGTGTTTACCGCCGATAATGGATAGTTCAGTTTCAGAGGCAGTTTGAAGAGTTGTCTTGCTTTCTTCGTACCACTCGTTGATAACCTCACGTTCAGATTGAAGGTTGTCAATAAGTGTTTGGAGTTTACGTTCCTCTGCGCTAATACCTCCACCGCCGCCAGTTTTCTTAGGTGCAACGTATGTAAAAGGTTTTGCACCAGCACTGTAAGACTCTGAACCCCCCGGCATAAAGTCTCTGGGATCACCGCCACGACCGCTGTACTCAAGACTTCCACGAAGGTTCATAAGGCTTATAGCATCACTGAGGGCAATACCCATTTCAGCAGCAAGACTTGCAGCTTCTTTAGCAGCAGCAGACACACCGCTCGAAAGGTCAATACCTGCAAACTGAAGTGCCTCAACAGCAGCTTGAGACATACCAGATTCAATCAAAGCAATCTGTTCAGCAGTCTGGTTTGCTTCCATACGAGTTGCGGCATAAGTTTGAAGCGCACGGACGTTGGCAGCTTCTGTCTCTTTTGCAGCTTGGAGTTCTCGTTGTTTCTCTTCAACGATATTTCTTTGAACAGCGGCTGCGGCAGACATGTTTCCAGCAAGCATGCGTTCGGCTTCTGCTTGTGCTTCTGTTGTTTTAAGACCTTTTTCCAACTCAAGTGTAAGATCAAGAACTTCCCTGATACGATCCGCTCTAGTCCAAGCATCCATAAAACCAACAACCTCTGTTTGGGTCAATTCTATGAAGGCTTTTTTAAGTTCTTCTACCGCAAGTTTAGAATCTGTGATTTCATTGCTTTCAAGACCTCTGCCAACAGCAATCAGCCTATTTTCAGTTTCGGCTATTGTTTCATTAAGCGTCTTAAGGGTTTCTTCATAAGTTTTTATGTTTGAGGAACCTTTAGAAGCCTCTTCACCAGAGCGCATAAAGGCTGCACCAACAGCGGTCAACAATGGGATAGCAATACCAAGGCCAGAACTAAGGGCAATCATGCTCCCAACAGACATGCCCAAATTACTGGCAAACATAGGTAGGATACCCACTAACTGGGTGGCTTGTTGACCAAAAGCAACCATCCAGTTAGTGCCGGATTGCACTTGAACAAGAAAGTCACCAATCTGATAACCAGCTTGCTGGATACCAACACCGAAGTCATTCATGCCGCGACGAGAGTTTGCCAAGTTTCTCTCAAAACCTTGCATACGTTGTGAGGCTTGCTGCAAATCTTGAACAGAAAAACGTCTAAAAGAAGCAGCAGCTTCATCAGTACCTTTTTTAGCAAGAGCCATAACAGACTTCATTCGGTTGAAGTCATCCATAACTTGTTGGGCAGCGGCACCAAGTTTCTTGACTTCTTGGGTTGCTTGTTCAGCACCAGTACTTTGGACTGTAAGACCAATAACACCAAGATCATAATTTGCCATTATCGTACAACCCTCAGATAAACTGCATCAAGTCTTTTGACTGCCTCAATTTCCCAAGGCAGTAACTTATTTTGTGTCATTCGTTGCCAAGCATCAATCTCTTGGTAACTGATAGGTAAAGGTCCACTGAACCCTTGGCCTCTGGTGTTGTTAAGCAACAAAAAAGCAGTCCAGACATATTCCATTAACTCTGGGAACTGTGGTCCCTGTAGAGCCAAAGGTGTTCGTCCAGACTGCCTTTCTACTTCTTGTAAGTGTTCTCGCTCACTCACACCATCTTTGTCAGGAATAGAGAGTTTGAAATCCCACTCTGCATATTCCTCTAGGTCAAGGATTAGCCCTTCAAAAAAGCTGAGTAATCCTCTTGGGCTTCAAGCACCTGTTGCTTCAACCAAGGGAGTTTGTTGTAAAGGTCAATCGCCTCAACAACAGAGAATTTAGGGGACTTACCATTCAATTGGATTGACCAATCTTTAGTAGTCTTCGCCAGAAGTTCAACAGTCGTGTTTTCCAGTTCTTCGGCAGTGAAGGTAACTTTCTTACCTTTAGCAGCCTTCTGGATACGCTTGTTGGTTTGTTCGTGGATAACAGACTTATACACAGTGGAGTGGGGTGCATAGACTGTAATCGTCATGTCCTTACCATCATCTTTAGTAAGGTTTTCCTCAGTCAGAGGGTGCTTCAAAACAACAACAATAGTGTCGTCAGTCGGGATCATGTTAAAAAGGTCGGCCATGTCGGGTGGTCCTAAGTTATGGTTTATATGTCATATATGTATCATAAAGCCCCATAATGTGACATTTATGGTACATAAGCGATATTTACGAATTATAGTTCGTAGGGTATATTGTCGGGGATTAAAGATTAAACGGGTGAGCCGCCCCCGACAAGCAAGCCCACCCTACCCTTGCGGGATACTATTAAACCGAGCGGGTCAGTTTGATGTTCGTAGCTTCTGTGGTATCGTACAGAGCAACAAACGGAAGAGTGATGATACGCGAAGTGGGGTTATCAACAGGAACATCAGCACCGTTAATCTTCACTCGCGGGAACAAGAAAGTATAGTCCGAAGAACCTGTAGGATCGTCAACCGACACTTCCAGAGCAGTTTCAGTTTCACTCAAGAAACGGTTAATCAGGGCAGCATCTTCAAAGTAGGCTGTGATTGTACCTTCAACCGTAGCCATGCCATATTCCAGTTGCGGTGTGGTCGAAGACCCAACAACAAACGTAGGAGCAAGGGCATTGTTGATAGAGAAGTCAATACCTGTCACAATGGCAGATGTAGCCAAAGAACCACCAGCATCAGCAATCTTCAAAGCGCCAGAGTAAGCATCAAATGGGGCATTACCCGAAGATGCAGTCTTTGTACCATCAACCGAAGAACTGCCAATAGTCATGTTCTTACCAATCATGGAGAACGTGCCAGTAACCATTTGGTTGGGACGGATGGAGACTGCAAGAGACGAAACAGACATACCAGTGAACAGGCGATACTGCGTAATATCAGTTGCGGCATCTTCAATAGAGAAGAATTTCGGTGTAGTGCCAACCTTCAACACGTTAGTCGAGAAAGTGTTAAAGAAGGCACTTTCAAGGAAGGGGTCAAAGTCTGCCTTACGAAGGTCAGCAACAATGTCACCAGCCACAGAACGGTTACCATGACGGTCAACACGAAGCATACGGTCAGGTTGAATGTCAGTACCAGTTACACGCTCTTTTGTCAGGTTCAACGAGTGAGTTGTGTAGGGCAGTTCAATAAGAGACGGAGTACCGGGTGTAGTACCGAATGTAGATTCAACAACATACGAAAGACCAGCACGAGAGCCTTGGGAGAAAGCCATATCAAGTTTCCTTTATCAGTTATAGATGTACCATGCCACAGTGACAGGTGTACAGTAGAAAGGGGAGTCTAGGAAACTTGTCCTGACTTCTGAGTAATCAATAGAGACAATGGTTGGACTACCCAACAACAACCTACTACCATCTTCTAGGAGAAGATCATCACCACTCTCTTGCAAGATTGCATCAAATGGATTAGTGTAGGTAATATCTGTTGTTGAGTTGAAACGGTCTAACAACAAATCAGCAATATCGTAGCCTGCCCCTGCACCCATAGCCTCTGGTGTACAGATAAGAAGGCTATAGAGGCCATCATATCGTTGTTGAGGGTTAAGTCCACGAACAGCAGGTCTACGGGAAGTGGGGATCAAGTCAGCCTTAACGAAGGGTGTACCTGTCGTTGGTTCATACGGGACGTTTTGATTAGCAATAACAGGCAATCCAACTGTACCTGCTAGGTGTGTGTCCAGACAGGCTCTAATGTCATTAATAATTGTCATTGTGAGCCTTTCACTTTATTTACCGCATCTGCCAAGTGTAGTCCTGCACGGTTCCTTACAGAACTGTAAACATTGTAGCCATGCTTGTATTCAACAATGTTAGCATGTGGGGAATTATTGGTCATAAAAACTTGCGTCTGATCTTTTGGAATTGCTGCAATATCACCCATTAATTGGGACAAAGATTCAGCAGCTTTTGCGCTAGGGTCTTGACCTTTAGGTTTGTTAGCAGAGGTTCTTCCCCTGCCAGCACCTCTGGTTGTTGTTATAGAGTGCGAAGTAATATATGCACCAGTATCAACAAATGGCTTTGAAGAAGCAACTAAGTCTTCTGCCATATTGGTTAAAAACTCTGTTCTAACCTTATCTAAGTCTTGTTCAATCTTACTAATAACAGCCGTGAGTGATCTCTGAACCATGTCACTCCCTCACTTGCAGCAAGTAGCACATTGTGTTGCTACCTGATTTAATCTCCATCACCTTAACGATGTTGACGGTATCACCAAGACCAATAACCTGATCTGTAGCATCTGGTTCAGGTGTGGCAGAACCATTAAGAAGTTTAACATCTAGGACCACTCTACGATCACCACGAAGGATAGAGTTACCATCAATCATATCTGGTGTGAAGTCGTAGAAGTAACCTTTAACAGAGTAGTCTGTATTTGTTTGTTTCACAGAACCTGTTGTTACATTGTAAGCACTAGCAGCCCTCTTACGGAGAGTGAGTGTGAGGCCATGCTCTTTAATCAAATGTCGTAGTGTAGAGTTATCAAACGCCATTGGGTTCATCAGGGATATATTGGTTCCCTGCCTCTACGTTATCGAATTGGTCAATAGTGAACGCAGGTTTAACACGATCAGTGTCTTCATTAACAACCTGCATTGCAGAAGAAGAGTAACCACCACCAAAGACACCAAGAGACTTACCGGAAGTCTTTTTACCTTGGGCTTCAATTTGTGTTGCTAGTTGTTGGTATTGCTTTACACGAGTAGAGTACTTTGCACTCAAAGCACCATCAAGTTGTGTATCAACCAACCGACCAAACTTAGCAGCGATAGTACGGCACAACCAAGCAGCAGCATAGTAGACGTTGTTGTTAGCCTGAGACAGGGCAAACAAAACCTCTTCGTCTTGTGCCAATTGGTCAGCACTATCAGTGTCACCAACCAATAGACGGACGGAGTTGAGGCGTCCAGAAGCAGTTGTAGTATTCAGGTTAGAAGCAGAATATGACCACATCGGGACGCCCTCTTATTATTCAAACAGTTCCCTATGAGTGTCACGCCAGAACTTAATACGACGGACTTGTGTTTCAACATCCTTCGGAACTTTAGGACATTTCTTTTCTCGGTACTCTTTTGCAGTTTTAGCCTTCTCATGGAACTTTTCATTGAGTTTGTCAATGTAAGCGTGAAGTTCTGCAATCGTCATGCCATCAAGGTTCTTATTAAGAACTTCAGCAAAGACTTCTTTTTCTTCTTCTTCATCTTGTTGGTGATAGAAGAAGTCTTGATTGAACAAGGTCAAGATTCTCTGGTTAGATTCACCAGCACCTCGCCAATCAAAGTGTTCTCCCCTCTCACGAACCCTGCCACCAATGTCTAAAGGAATTTTGACATAAAGTTTTCTGGTAGGGTCGAAAGAGTGGGAG